CCCTTTTCGCTGTGCGTGCAGGGTCCGAAATCTGTGGAAAACCTGTGGATATGTGGATAACTCTGTGGACAACCCGAGTCTGTGGAAAAGTCTGTGAACAACCCTGTGGAAATGTGAACAACCGAAAAGACCGGGTGTGGATAACAAAACACCTGTGGAAAACCTCTTCTGTGGATAACTTCTAACGAATCGAGACGCCAATGCCACCAGGCTCCAAACCTCAACCACCAGGCAAAGCAGACCAACGCGAAACTGTCTTCAAATGGCAGCTCGCCGAAAACGAAGGCTGGCAACACGGCAAAGTCCCAGCCTGCCCAAAGGGACTTTCCGCCCACGGCCAGCGCGCGTGGAAGACATGGATGAACGCTTGGTGGGCGAGCTTCTACAGCGCCGAGGATCTGCCAGGACTCCAACTGCTGGTCCTGCTGTATGACAAAGTCATGCTCGAGATCATCGACGTCACGAAGATCATGCCAATGCTGGATCGGTATGGGATCACACCGAAAGGCCGTCAGGATCTACGATGGGCGCAGCTGCCAGCAAAGGCAGCGTCAGAAACCCCGACCGCTGCTGTTCAGGATGAGATCGCTGAACGCCGCCAAACCCGCCGAACCAATCTGGCGTAGGACTTCCATGCCACTCACCAGACTTGTAGCCCCAACCGAATGGCCGACCCTCGGCTGGCAGATCATCGACTGGACTGAGCAGTACCTTTGTCACGGCCCAGGAGACATCCAAGGTGAACCGTTGGTTTGGGATGAGGAGTTCTGCCAGATCATCCTTGACTGCTACCGAATCTTCCCGAAAGGCCATGAGCAGGAAGGCCGGCGCGTCGTCTCCTACTTCGGGATCTCTATGCCAAAGGGACGCGCCAAGTCAGAGTTCGCCGGAGCGTTGGTTTGCGCCGAACTCCTGGGACCTGTTCGCTTTGATGGTTGGGACGCCAACGGAGACCCAGTGGGAAAACCTGTCACCTATCCGTTCATCAGGCCCCTCGCCACAGAAGAAGGCCAAACCGGCAACACATACGGCAATGTCCAAACCATGCTCGAGCACGCGCGCGAACTGTTCCCATCGGAATGGGGTTTCTCACAGCTTGATATCGGATCCACCCGAACTCTCATCGGTAAGGGTGGCCGATTGGGTGAGGTTCGCCCATCAACCGCCGGCGCTGCTTCTAAAGATGGTGGCAAAGAGTCCTTCGCTGTCGTAGACGAACCGCATCTTTACTATTTGCCAGAGTTGCGACAGATGCACGCCATGGTCCGTCGAAACACTCGGAAGCGGAAGATCGCTCAGCCGTGGATGTTGGCCACGACCACCATGTTTCAACCTGGTCAACATTCCGTCGCCGAGGATTTGTATGACGAGGCGGAGAAACTGATGGAGCAGCAGAAAAGATCCTTTGGTTTCTGCTGGCATCACCGGGAAGGCGTGATGACAGAGTCAAATTGGGATGATGACGTCGCCCAACTGGCCTCTCTCAAGGAGGCCTACGGCCCAGCAGCGGATTGGATGGACCTTGCTGGCATGATCGAACACGAAATCCGAGCGCCAGGGTCCGTCAAAGCCGAAAACGCCCGCTACTTCCACAATCTCCGCTGGAAGGGTGACCAACGTGCCATAGATCCGGAGAAATGGGACGCGCTGGCAGCTCCAAACCTCAATCCGCTTGGCGGAGAGTTCATTGCCATCGGTTTCGACGGCTCTGACCGTGGCGAACACGCCGACGACACTGTCCTTGTCGGTTGGGTGCTGACTGAGAAGCCACATTTGTTTCTCATCAACGCTTGGAAGCGTCCAGAGTTCGCCGGCCGTGACTATCGAGTCCCTCGAGAAGAGATCCGAGAGAAAGTCACGGAACTACGCGAACAGTTTGAGGTTCGCCGCTTCGCCTGCGACCCTCCTGGCTGGCGTGAAGAGATTGACTCATGGGAAAAAGAGTTTGGCGAACGATTCGGTGAACCTGTTGTCGTCGAAGTGTTGACAAATAGACCGACTCGCATGGGTCCGGCTATTGATAGATTCTTGGAGGCAATCGACGAACAATCTTTCACCCATGACGGCTCGCCAGAACTGCGCGATTATGCGTTGAATGCTTTGTTGACAAAGTCGAAAGGCAGGTCTGATCTGCCAGCCATTGTCAAGCCTACGATTGATGCCAAGATTGACGGATTAGTAGCCGCAATCCTCTCCTACGACGAGGTCGCCAAAATGCCCCCCGAACAGCCAGTCGTCCCGTTCGCTCTTCTCGCATGAAAACCGCTTTGCTGTCTGTCATCGTTGGCATTGTCTCTTTGACTGTCGGCTTGGCACTTTCCCCGCTTCCCTGGCTTGCTTTATGTGTCCCAGGCGTCGCCCTCGTAATCGCTGGCCTCCTCAAGGATGTTGAATGAGACTTCTAGACCGCCTCCGAAGTGCCAGTGAACCAGAACGCTCTTATGCCAACGGACTCACTTTCGAAGATGTCCTCGCCATGTTCTCCTTCAACGGAAACAACTATCAAGGCATCTCATCACCATTACGCGCACCAGGCACAGCCGTCTCAGCAAACTTCCCCGGCTATGTCCAAGGCATCTACAACCAGTCGGGAGTCGTAGCAGCTGCCATCACAGCGCGCGCGTTGCTCATCTCCCAACTTCGCTTTCAATGGAAGTCACTGCTTCAAGGCGAAAACGGTCGGCTCTTCGGAAACACTGAACTCAGTGTCCTCGAGCGTCCTGGTGACCTGACTCGAGCCGAGATTCTTTACTGTGCCGAGCAGCACAACAGTCTCGCCGGAAATGCTTTCTTCTATCGCAATGGCGGCCAACTTCGACTTCTCCGCCCCGACTGGGTGACCGTTGTTTATGGCTCCTACGAATCCGACGTCGACCCGACCGCACAGCTCGACACTGAACTCGCCGGCTACTCCTACCAGCCTGGTGGCATCTCATCACAAACAGCCCCCGTCTTCCTCGCCCCATCACAGGTCGCTCATTGGAAGCCGGAACCGGACCCGATGCACTGGTGGCGTGGACAGTCATGGATTGGTTCGGTCCTGTCCGAAATCACCACAGACCGTCAAGCCACAGAGTTCAAATCCAAGTTCTTCGCCAACGCTGCAACCCCGCAACTCATTGTCACCCTCGACCCACACACCACCCAGCAGCAGGCGACCGACATGGCTGGCGTTATCAACCAACGCCACGAAGGTTCCGCCAACGCCTACAAAACCCTCATTCTGGGTGGAGGCGCCGACGTGACTGTCGCCGGATCCAACCTGCAACAGTTAGACCTCAAAAACACTCAGGGTGTCGACGAAACCCGCATCGCCCTCCGCTCGAGAGTCCCAGCGACCGTTCTCGGCATTTCCGAAGGTTTGGCCGGTTCGGCTCTCAACGCCGGCAACTACTCCCAAACCCGTCGAATGTGGTCTGACGCCTGGTTCACACCTACCGCCCAAAACTTGTGTGCATCAATGGAACGAATCTTGGCTTTGCCAGTCGGGACGCCAGCGGAACTTTCCTTCGACCAATCCCAAATTATGTTCCTTCAGGAAGACCGCAAAGACGAAGCCGACATCCGAGCCACCCAAGCCTCTTCTATGCGGCAGCTCGTCGAAGCCGGCTTCGAACCTTCGACAGTCACCAAGTTCATCACCACAGGCGACTCCACAGTCCTACAGCACACAGGCGTCTTCTCTGTGCAGCTTCAAGCCCCAACAAATGGCGACACCAATGTCGTATGACGAAGCACGCGCCGCCGACTCTTACCCACCGACCGACGGCATGGTTGAAGAGGCACAGCGTGGACTTGACTGGCGAAGCGAGTTTGGCCGAGGCGGAACGTCCATCGGTATCGCGCGCGCCAGAGACATCGTCAACCGCAAAGACCTCCCCATCAACACTTGGCGAAGAGTCAAAGCGTTCTTTGACCGTCACGAAGTTGACAAAATGGCAGAAGGCTTCAGCCCAGGAGAAGACGGATTCCCCAGCAACGGCCGAATCGCCTGGGCGCTTTGGGGTGGAGACCCCGGCTACAGCAGAGCGAAGGCCATCATGGAAGACTTCAACAACGACGAAAGGTCCGCCATGGATGAAATCCGAGACATCGAAACTATTTATCCCATAACGCCCCTGCAAAACCAAATCTACGAAGACCTCGAGGATGTTGTTGACGTCTTCGGAAAGTTTGACCAGGGAGTCGGAGCGCAAGGCGCCCACTACATCTATCCGGACGAAAACATTTTCGCTTCCGAAGGAATGGTCTGTAGTAACTGTATCTTTTACGCCGGAGGCCGAGCCTGTGAAATTGTCTCAGGCGAAATCGACCCCAATGGACTTTGCAAATACTGGATCATCCCCGAAAGTCTGATGGATCACGACGCTCAAAATATTGACGAGGAAGAACCCATGATCGAAATGGAATCGGCACGCTCAACGGAAACACGCTCGGATCTTTACCGTGACGTTCCTTTCGAAGTCAGGTCGGCACACGACACGGAAGACGGCTTGACCCTCACCGGGTACGCCGCTGTCTTCAATCGTTCCACCATGATCGACAACTACGAAGGCCGCTTCGAAGAACGAATCCGCCCAGGAGCCTTCAAACGCTCAATCAACGCCAAAATGCCTGTCCTCCAATTCGAACACGGCCGCCATCCGCTCCTCGGATCCATGCCACTCGGACAGATCACCAAACTCCGTGAAGACGAACATGGTTTGTACGTCGAAGCACGCCTCGCCGACAACTGGCTCATCCAGCCAGTACGCGACGCCATCGCCTCCGGCGCTATCGACGGAATGTCCTTCCGCTTCCAAGTTGTCCGGGACAGTGTCGACGAGTCTGGCGATATGCCAGTCCGAACCCTCGAGGAAGTCAAACTCTTGGAGCTTGGACCTGTCGTCTTTCCGGCTTACGAATCGACGAGTGTTGGCGTTCGCTCTGCTGATCTGTCACCATTGTTCTCACTGCCCCAAGATGATCGCCACGCGATCGCTAGGGCGCTTGTTCTCGGCACCCAACCAGAACCCGCCATTGATGGCACTTCTGAGCGGCCCGCCGAATCGACACCGGACTCGCCACGGCACTCCGGCCTCACCCACATCCAACGCAGCCATCAGTTGCGCGAAATCGAAGGAGTCCTCTAATGGACGAAAAGAACCTCCGCGAAGGCGTTGACTATGTCAAAGCCGCCCTTCGCGAAATGCACTCAGACGCTGAAGAGCGTTCATTTGACCCAGACGAACAGGCTTCTTGGGAAGCAGGCGTCGAGTTTGTACGCGCAACAGAGGCCGAACTTGTCGCCCTCGAAGAGCGCAAGGCTCGCATTGCCGACTTTGCACCAGCCGCCAAAGAAACAGGAGACGGAGCAATGACCTCCATCAACGTCAACACTCACACTTCACGCGACGCATTCGATCACGGAACCCTCGCCGCCGATGGTGGCTCGGAACTCCGAGGCCGCGCGCTTGACGTAATCGAAAAGCACCTCCCGTCCTTCGTTTCTGACGAAGCCCGTGAGAATGCAACACAGCTCCTCGAGCGCCGTTCGAAGCATGATGCCGATGTTGTGGCCCGCCACATCGTCCGCACCTCTTCGCCCGAATACCTCCAGGCGTTCGAAGAATACATTGAGAACCCCAACGCTGGAATGCCCCGCATTCTCGGCAAGGCTGAAGCACGCGCAGCAATGTCGCTCACAGCAGCCAATGGTGGCGTCCTTGTTCCGCAGTTCCTGGATCCGACCATCGTTCTCACGAACGCCGGTTCCGCCAACGCTGTCCGTCAGCTCGCCAACGTCACGTCAATCACGACTGACCAGTGGGATGGCGTCACTTCAGC